CGCACCGGGGATCCTAGGCTTTCCTTGATCATGGATGTTCACTTGATCGAATTGAGAGATCTTGTGAGAAAGTGGGTCCCTGATGACCTGGAACTGTCAGAACAGAAAAACATTATGTTAGCACAGACACAAATCAGAGCAACAGTTGTAGAGAGCTTAAAACTTTTGTCCACGATTGTAGAAGTAGACTCCTGTAAAAAACACTCCTGTGTCCACAACACTAGCAAAACTGTCAACGCAATACTTAGGGAGCACAAGATCATTGGGCCCACTTTACCGGATGTGACTCCAGATGGGTACTGTGTGATTGGGGATGTATTAATACTCCTTGAAGTGTTTGTTAGAACAAATCAAGAATCATTTGAAAAAAAGTTTAATCAGGATTTTGAGAAGTTGATGCAAATGAGTGCAGATCTGAAAAAGTGTGGTGTAACTCTTGTGCCTACAATAGATGGCAGAAGTACATATTATGTTGATTTTATTCCTGACTGGGTTGTGGAAAGGTTAAGATGGTTGATAAGCAGATTGATGTCAAGTCTTAGGGAGGATGGTCAAGAAATTGAAGAGCTGGAATATGAGAGGCTCATCAGCAGTCTATCTAGTCTTGAAAACCAAAGTTTAGGGCTTGAATCACTATTAGCGATGAGAGAAAAAGGTCTTTCCTATAAGGAAACATTAGATAAGTTGTTTCTAGAAGGAATGGAGAACAAGTTGACAGTTGATGAGTCCAGAACCAGGATTATGAAGATGTTTCAAATTTTTAGGACATTGTTAGAAAGTGGTTATCTGGAGAGGAAGTATCAAACAACAGATCGAGAGGACATGTTAAAAAGATTAAGGGATCATGAATTCATTGTGTGTTCTAAAAGTGTTGAGTACACTTTTGACTGTCCCAATTGCTCTGTTCATCTCTATAAAGTGTTGAATCTACTTTTAAATCAAGGCTCACGAGGTGCTCCTCATCAGTGTCTGGGAGAATATATGAAGACTTTATCGATCTGTAATAAGATTAAGTCAATGAAAATTTTAAACACCAGAAGGAACACTCTTCTAATTCTTGACACTATAATGCTAAACAAGTTTTTAGATCTAGAAAAAGTATTTGGTCATGTCGTTGTAGAGAGAGTCATGATCATGCAGTCTTTAATGACAGTGAATGATAGGCTTTTATCAATCGATGTCTTAATGGAAATGTTGGAGAAAAAGATGACCAGGAATCCGTTGTGGTTTTTGAAAGTTAATGAGAAATTAAGAAAACTTTGTCCTCCCGAGGTGTATCAAAGTATAGAAGAGTATGTACATGAGGTTGACAGGGATCACTGGTTTGAGTTGAAACTGACACTACATCAAACGTGGCCTGCAAAACCCCTAATTGACTATAAGGGAAAAATGAGGTGTACTTGTGTTGAGAAGGACTCTAACAATAAGAATCAATTGAGTGATTTGACTGAAGAAAAATTTCAACTCCTTTTAAAGAAATTATCAAGTTTCTGTTTGGGGATTACTAATAGCTTGAAAACATCTGCAGTGGCAAAATTAAGAGTAAATCAACCAGATGATTATTATGGGAAAGTTACCTGTAGTGAAGTGTTCTTCCAGAGTCTTGATAAAGAGCATTCAGCAGTTCTGTTGTACCAGAAAACTGGTGAGAAATCAAGGGCATACGGTCTTGCTTTTAACAATGTGGTTACAGGTCAGTATACAACAGAAGCTAGTTTTTACTGTGATCCCAAAAGGTTCTTTCTGCCTATCATGAGTGATGTTGTGTTGTTTAGAATGTGTAATGAAATGCTCAGTTGGCTGGATTATTTAAGTGATGATGTCATGTTAGAAGTAAGGACATGTCTGTATAGACTTGTATTGTCAATTTTGTGTACTCCTTCAAAGAGAGTGCAAGTTTATATTCAGGGGTTAAGGTATTTTATTATGGCCTTTGTTAATGAATTCCATTGCACTGGGTTGCTTGACAAGTTGAAAGTGACTGCACTCACTGAATCAGAGCGCTATTGCATGAAGTTATGTGATGACCTTGTTGTGAAAGTATTGAATAGTGTGGAGGATGAAAACATGGCAAAAGCCTTCAAGTTTGTGTTGAACACATCTTACTTATGTCATCTCATAACAAAGGAAACCCCTGATAGGCTGACAGATCAAATAAAATGCTTCGAAAAGTTTTTAGAACCCAAATTGGATTTTGGGAGCGTCATTGTTAATCCAGACTCATCCTGCGAGCTAACAGCAGGACAAGAAGAACAGTTTTATCAGGGTTTGGAGAAGCTTTTCACAGATAAGAAGTTGGAGTCATCATATGCCAACAAGCCAGGTGTTTGCAAAGAGGTTTTGAATGTTTGTATGTCTCTATTTAATAGTGGCGCGCTTGAGGTTAAGCCATTGTTGAACCACGATCCTATAACTCCTTCCTTTACGAGCACTGCATTAGATTTGTCCAGTAATAAAAGTGTGGTGGTACCAAAACTTGATGAATTGGGTGAGGTATTGACTGAGTATGATTATTCTAAACTAGTTTCAAGTGTTGTGGTGGATCTGGTTGAGCACTTTAAAACCAAAGGAAAGTATGTTGTATCCCCCAGGTCTCTTCAGTATAAAATCTACAAGAGATTATCGAACTTAGTTCAGCAGAGGGCAGGGAAAGGAAATAAGGAGTCAGAGTTAACTGAGGAAGAGTTCTTGGAACAGGTCACTGCAGAACAGTTGGAGGTTATCAATAAGGTTGAAACAAAGGTGTCAAGAACATTATCAGGGATTAAATTGTCATCTGATACAGAAAATGCAAAACATGATGATGATTACCATCTGAAGAAACTGTGGTCTAAAGACATTATGGTGAGGATTAAGGCAGAGACGAGCTTACATGAAGTCAAAGATTTTAATGTTGACACATTGCCATTTGATTTATACAGAGAATTGGTGGATGCAATTTACAATGATCCAGCAGCAAATTCCCATTATTTCTCGGAGAGAATTTTCAATCCATGTCCTTTAGAGTTGCTCATCAAGAATCTGACATTGAAGGCATATAAAGAAGAGGATTTCTTTGAGTGTTTCAAATACATTTTGATCAGCAGTAATTTTGACAACAAGGTAGGAAAATATGATCATAAGAATCGTAGTCGTTTGGGTTTGTCAAGCGCAGCATTGCTTGTCAAAGATGAAGCTAGAATCAGTATGAGAGAGAGTAATTCAGAATCTATAGCTAAGAGGCTAGATAAGAGTTTCTTTACCAACTCATCATTAAGGAACCTCTGCTTTTACTCAGATGAATCACCAACAGAGAGGACCAGTGTTTCAAGTAATGTTGGGAAGTTGAAGTTTGGCTTGTCTTACAAAGAGCAGGTAGGTGGGAATAGGGAATTGTATGTAGGTGATTTGAATACCAAGCTTACCACGAGATTGGTGGAGGACTATGCTGAATCACTGACATCAGATATGAAGTATACTTGCCTTAATAATGAAAATGAGTTTGAGAGAGCATTGTTAGATATGAAATCAGTTGTGAGGCAAAGTGGTCTAGCTGTAAGCATGGACCATTCCAAATGGGGGCCACATATGTCACCAGCGTTGTTCTCACTGATGTTACGGGGTTTAGATTTCCGGCTTAAAGATGGCACACTTATCGATAAAGAAGCAGTGGTGAACATTCTTAGTTGGCACATTCACAAAATGGTTGAAGTACCTTTCAATGTTGTTGAAGCATATTTAAAGGGGTTCATAAAAAGGGGGTTGGGATTGATGGATAGAGGTGGTGCGACTAGGGTTGAGGAATTCATGTTTGGTTATTTTGATCAAGGAATCGTACCGTCACACATTTCATCAGTCATTGACATGGGTCAAGGGATTCTACACAATTTGTCGGATTTATATGGGTTGATAACCGAGCAATTCATAGTTTATGCTTTAGACTTGTGTTACTCATCTTCTTTCATGGCTTACACATCAAGTGATGATGAAATATTGCTTTCCATTTCTAACAGTTTTAAGAGAAATGATGGTTCAATGGATATGGACTTAGCAATTGAAGCACTTGAGTTCCACTATTTCTTATCTGATAGACTTAATAAATTTGTAAGTCCGAAGACTGTTGCAGGAACCTTTGCTAGTGAATTCAAGTCTAGATTTTTTATCTGGTCACAAGAAGTACCCTTACTTACGAAATTTGTTGCAGCATCACTACATAATGTGAAAGCAAAGGCTCCTTCGCAGTTAGCCGAAACAATAGATACTATTCTTGATCAGTCTGTTGCAAATGGTGTCTCCATTGAAATTATTGGGGCAATTGCCCCGAGAACGAATGCGCTTATAACATATAGTGGGCATCCATTTAATCTTTTCTTATGCTTAGAGGAAACAGATGTGAGAGACTGGGTTGATGGATCAAGAGGGTATAGATTGCAAAGGTCTATAGAGAATGCATTTCCTGATGATGTTCTACCAGAAATTATTCGCTCTGCCTGCAGAAAAATCTTTTATAGGATTCAATCAGGAACTTTAGAAGAGGACTATATTGTGACAACATTGCAACAATCGCCAGATGATTGCTTAAAACAGATGCTAACATCATGTGATGTGGAGAAAGAGGCAATAGATGATATATGCAACTATAGATGGTTGAATCTAAGAGCTCATGGGGATCTTAGACTCGTTCTTAGGACCAAAATTATGACATCAACTAGAACATTACAAAAGGAGGAAGTCCCAAGCCTGATTAAATCAGTGCAGTCCAAACTTTCAAAGAACTTTGTTCGGGGGGCAAAGAAGATCTTAGCTGACGCAATAAACAAGTCAGCTTTCCAAAGTTGTATCTCTTCTGGCTTTGTTGGGGTCTGCAAAAGTATGGGATCAAAATGTGTTAGGGATGGTAAAGGAGGATTCAAGTACATCAAAGACATTTTAAAAGAAATTAAACACCATGAGAAGCCTGACTGTCATTTTTGCAAAGAGCTGAAGGGTATTTATTGTAGTGAGCTTCTTGAAAACATATCAGAATTTTCTAGACCTCTTTTCTGGGATTATTTTTCATTGGTCCTTTCGAATGCTTGTGAGTTGGGTAACTGGGTCTTTTGTAAGATAGAAATACCAAAAAGTGTGTACCACTTGAATAATCCTAACCATTTTTGGCCAATCAAGCCATCCAGTCATGCTGAATTAGAAGAGAAGGTGGGAATGAATCATGTTCTGTATTCAATTAGAAGAAATTTCCCAGTGTTATTTGATGAGCATATAAGCCCTTATTTGTCAGACTTGAATATGTTAAAGTTGAATTGGGTGCAAAAGATTAGATTTCTAGACATTTGTGTAGCAATTGACATGACCTCAGAGTGTTTGGGTATTATATCACACATCATTAGAAGGAAAAGAGAAGAGTTGTATATTGTGAAACAGAGTGAATTGTCAATGTCTCATACCAGAGTTTCTCTTCCACTAGAGAGAGGATTCAACATAGAACCTGATGAAGTCTGTCACAATTTTCTTTTACAAATATTGTTTGAGTCAATGATACACCCAGTGCTTTTGACGACTAGTCAATTTAAGAGGTACTTTTGGTACAGTGAGGTTGAACTTTTGCCTAAGGAGGCATTGCACGATTTAGGACAGTTTACTCAGTTCATAATTGATTGTAAAGTGTTAAATAGCTCAAGGGCAATGTGTCTGGATGATCTAGATGTAGGTTATGTTAGTAGTAAAGTCAAGAGAACAGACACCTACTTGAATTTATCAACTTTCATGACAAATCTTGACTGGGAAAATAGACATGAGTACTCTTCATTTGAAGACTTGATCCTGAGTTCCCCATCTGAAGTCTTCTTATTTGAGATCACCTTCACTTTTTCACATATTAGAAGGAGCCACAAGTTTAGATATGACAGATCAACAAATTACATTTTGAAAACCAAATTGGTTATTGAGAAGTCTGAATTAGTTAATGGGGAGGATGGTGTCTATTGCGTGACACCGCACTCTATAGAGTATTATGTCTCCCAGTCATCTGGTAATCACATCAGTCTAGATGGTGTGTCTTTATTGGTGTTGGACCCTCTAATCTCAGGTAGAGAATTGGTGAACATGGATGAACTTTTACAAAACCAGGATGTGACATTTTCTGCTCCATCACAAATTTTAAGCAAGATTAAATTGGATTTCAAGCCTTTCACCAAGGAAATAAAGAATAAGTTCTCCTATAAGTTGATAGGACCTGATGTAGATATGTCACCATTGCACCTTGATAAAGGGGCAATTAAAGAAGGTGACAGGATTGTTTCACAAATTGAGATTCAGGTGTCATTTAAGTCTGTTATCACAGCAATAGAGCTTTTAGATGAAGATCAACGTAAGATCTTTGTGGGCAATTTATTTGTGTATTTAACTTCTCTCAAGTCAGTTAACAGAGCACTATCCATGTCAGAATCAGACTTGAGGCTATTGGTGGAAAACTATCCAAGTGTAATTGAGTATATGTTAAGTGGTTGCGATGGATGGCTTAATTGTGGCTCATTCTCACTGATCAAAAGTAAAACACTACAGTGTATCATGTTGGCTGATGAGAGAGGTCCCTATAGGATCAAAGGACAAAACTGCAGAAGATTGTTTCCAACGGAGGAGGCAATAGAGATCGAATAAACCGCCTGGCCCCCGGGGGCCGGGGGGGCCCCCGGCGCGCCCCCGGAGGGGGCGCGCCTGGGGGCCTACCGGCCTAGGGTTCGTAGGGTGGTGCTGATGGGCTGTCTTCGAAGATGATCTTTTTTGGCAAGGGTTTTGAGCAGATCTCGCAGAAGTCGGTTCTGCTCAGCATTCTTGTCAGGCACCCAAGACAAAGGTAATGGTCGCCACAGGCAATCAAGCCTTTATTCACAAACCAGCAAGATTTGCAATTGAACCTGCCATAGAGACCTTGAGGAAGATTAAGTGTCATGGGCACTCTCCCCTCTATGTCCTTGTCACCATGACGATCTCTCACTTCCTTGCTATATCTTAGTCCCATTTTAGAAGAATCCACACACAATGCGTGAACAATAAAAGCCTAAGATCCTCGGTGCG